GAGTTTATGAACTATCAGATCACGCAGGAAATGCCTGAGTATTTCCCTGATCTGGACCAAATGCTGTTTCACCTCCCCCTGATCGGCCACACCTTCAAGAAAGTATGGTGGGATGCCAACATGGATCGGCAGTGCAGCCAGTTTGTAAAGGCTGAAGACTTTGTGGTCGCCCCAGAAAGCAAGGATCTTTACACCTCGCCGCGATATACGCACGTCATCCGTATGCCGAAGAATGATTTCAATCGATATGTTAAAAACGGTTACTACCTCCCGACAGCCTACATTGGAGACAGCGTAGATCCCATCGATGACGTGATCGGAGAGATCGAAGGCGTTGACGAATATAGCGAAAACAGTCAAGACGATGTGATGACGCTGCTCGAAATGCACGTCTATGACTTGTTCGAAGGCATCGATGGCCAAGAAATGGATAGCGATGAGGCAGACGAAAACGCTGTCGCAATCCCATATGTCATCACAATCGATTATGAAAACCAGCGCGTTGTCAGTGTTCGACGCAACTGGAAGCAAGACGATGAGATGAAAAAGCGCCGTGACTGGTTTGTGAGCTACAAGTTCTTGCCCGGTCTAGGTTTCTATGGCTTTGGCTTGTACCATATGATCGGCGGCTTGGGAAAAGCAGCGACTGGTTCGCTTCGCGCTCTTCTCGACAGTGCAGCATTTGCCAACATGCAGGGTGGCTTCAAGCTGCGTGGCCGCGTTAATGGCGGCGACATGCAGATCAGCCCCGGTGAGTTTGTGGATCTCGACAGCACAGTCGATGATGTGAACAAGGCAATTATGCCCTTGCCATTCAAAGAACCAAGCAGCTCGCTGTTCAGCTTGCTGGGTTACATTGTTGAAGCAGGCCAGCGTTTTGCCAGCACTGCTGATCTCAATGTCGGTGACGTGAATCCAAACGCTCCAGTTGGATCTACAGTCGCGCTTATTGAGCAGGGTTCCAAAGCATTCAGCGCAATTCACAAGCGCCTGCATTACGCACAGGGCCAAGAATTTAAACTTCTGGCTGGTCTGAACGCAGAGAATTTGCCTGATGAGTTTAGCTTTGCGAAGGTCGGGGCAGCAGATATTATCTATCGGACTGACTTTGATGATCGCATTGACATCGTGCCAGTGTCGGACCCGAATATCTTTTCTACAGCCCAGCGCATCGCACAGGCGCAAGCTGTTTTGGAAATGTCTAGATCAGCGCCACAGCTTCACGATCTTTACGAAGCATACAAGCGCATGTACGAAGCGATCCGCATTCCAAACATTGATGAGATCCTGAAGAAGCCCGAAGAGGCGGTTCAGATGGACCCAATCGATGAGAACATGAGCGTGATGTATGGCAAGCCCATACGCGCATTCCCAGAGCAGGACCATGACGCGCACATTGCGGTTCACATGCAGTTCCTGCAAGATCCATCTTTGGCTGGCAATCCCGGTGCAAAGGCAATGCAGCCTGTATTGATCGCGCATATCGCGGAACATATCGCATTGCTGTACCGTCAGCGCATGGAGGCAAGCGTTAATATCCCACTGCCACCACTGCCAGATTTCAAAGAAATGAAGGTCAAGTTTAACGATGTAGATCCAGAGCAAGATCGCTTAATTAGCCAACGCGCTGCACAAGTTGTGGCGGCATCGCCTCAGATGAAACAGATCGAAGCGTTGCGCGGTATGGGTCAAAAGGGTGGACAGCAAGGAAATCCTTTGCAATACGCACAGGAATTGGCCAAGCTGGAGACAGAAGCTCTGAAAGCGAGAACGCAGGCGCAGATCCAATCGGACCAAGCCAAGGCGCAATCAAACATTCAGATCAAGCAAGCAGAAGCAAGGCAGGATATGGAGATCGAAATGGCCAAGGCGCAAGCAGATATGCAGGCCAAGATCACCAAGCTAGAAGCAGAGTTGCAGCTTGAGAGGGAAAAGAACGCAGCTAAAATTCAGATGGAGGCGATGAAGAATGTACCCAGAGTATAGACTTCCTCCAATTAATCCTGCTGCGTTTGGCGGTTTACCGCAGCAGGGTCCACGAAGTGGCCCTCCTAATCCTCCCATGCAAGGAGGGCCACAGGGCCAGCCTCCTATGGATATGGGGAAATACTTGATGAATAAAGTGGCTGAGATCCGCGAAAGAATGGGCGCGGGTGATATGGGTGCGCTGAGTGCAATTGCAGATGCAATGCCACAGCCGCAAATGAATGTGGCGGCACAGCCTGCACCACAGCCCCCAGTACAACAACAGAAGAGGATGGCATAATGTGTTTTGGTGGTGGTGGTAGCGACAACGATAGCGGCAATGACAATGACAAAGATAACAGCGGCAGTGGAAACAGCTTTGCGGAGGCTTTGGCAAACGCCTTTACTCCAAATGACGGAGCATCTTATGTAGATGGTAATCTTGTTGATGATAGAACAGGGCAATCTATAGAAGCTGGAGGAACAACATTTTCTGGAAATGTTATTTCAGGCATGGCAAATGACACATCAAACGATGGTGGCCCTCTTCCATCTAGTTTTACTAATAGTTTGCCTGCTATGGTGGAAAACCCAAACAAAAATTCATATAACGAAACCCAAACAGATGATAAGTGGGGATATACTAGAGCTGACGGCTCAGTGGTTTCGGCTGCTCAAGATATGATTGATGGCGGCGGTAAAAACTTTGGCGGTGAAGTTTTTGGTGCATCAGGCGGTGTAAATGCAGATTTAGATGGCGATGGCTATGTCACAGCGGCAGAAGCTGCGGCCAGCGGAAATCTTAGCGGTAATATGATTTCTGGTATTTCAAATGCTTCAGGGGCAACGCCATTGGGTTCTGGGTTAGAACCAACTGGAGTGGCGGGGGCTTTGTATAATTATTCAATACCGGGGATGCTATATCAAGGTGCAAAAAATATGACTGATAATTTTGGTTATGTTGGTCGGCCAGAAAGCTCACTTAACAGCGATATAGATAGTGTTGTTGGTGGTCTTTCTGGGCAAGATGCAATCAACGCAGCGGTAAATTACGCGGTCCAAGATACATCTGTGGGGTATCCGACATCAATAGATGATGTTAACATTTCAACGGCGGCTTTTGAAGGCAACCGCGATGAAAACGAGCGAACAGGCGTTTACGGCACTCGCGGAACTTTTGAGGATTACAATCGATATTCTCGCGGTGGCGGTGGCTATAAGTTTATGCCAGCGTACATGCGTAGATACATGACTGGCGAAAATTTTGATGTAACGGCGAAGCAAATCACCCTTGCAGATGGGTCTATTGCATATCAAAGGCCAGATGGCAGCATCTTGAGCCCAGAACAGTTTCAAAACACAGCAGAATATAAAAATGCATTGACTGTTGAAGGCCCAGATGAGCGGTATTTGCAAGGATACAGCCAAACAGGGCCAGATGGACTGCCAATATACTTTGATGCAGAGGGCAATCCAGTGGATAATTTGGCATGAATAACAAATTAGCAGCTTTTAAACAGCCACAATCTATGGCTGCTTTTGATAACATCCCAAGGCAAACTGAGATCATGGGCCAGCCTCATATGCTGTCTTACATCAATCCTGAAGAAGAGGCGATGTTGCAGAAGATGAGGGGTGGGATGCCACCACTTGCAGGACCGGGCGGTGTTCCAGCTTTTGCTTGGTATGATGGTCTTGTAAGCGCAGCAAAATCTGTTGGAAATTCAATCAGCAATGCTTTCAGCGGCAACAACAACAACAACAACAACAATAACAACAATAACAACAACACCGTCACAGTCACTTCTGGAAATACCCTTTCTCAGATCGCAGAAGACAATAATATGTCTGTTGCTGAAATAATGGCAGACAATCCAGACATCACTGATCCTGACCAAATTCAAGTTGGACAAACACTAGACTTATCTGGCGCAGGATCTGGCAGTGATACATATGCTGACGGCGTTGGTTTAGGCGGCATAGGCAGTGAGCCAGATGTTGTGACAACTACACCTACATTTACTTCTGGCGGCTTGGAAATACGTTCCCTAGATAGCGGAACACAATACTATGTGGATGAATCTGGTCAATTTGTAAGTTTGGTTTCAGACCCAGATGAGTTTGACCCAAGGGGCGATCAGATAATATCACCAACAAGCAATGGAGCTGGGGTTACCACAACTGATACTTCTAACGAATTTATGATGGATCAAGCTGTTAGTGATTTTTATAATCAAGAAGATGATACAGACTTCTCAATTGTACCGAGCGATAACCGCGATGATTTATCGTTTGATTTAACTGATCCAACAGAGCCTTTAGTCACTGGTAATAACGTGAATTTCACTGGCACATATGAAGGCGTAACTTACGTTGATGGCTACCCAGAAACTGCGCCACTTCAAGTCACAATAGATGAATCAACATATGTCCCCGGCCAAGATACGTTTGAGTCTACGTTTTTAAACAATTACGGTGTGCCAGTGCCAACGAGTGAGAGCGAATTTATGGCGCTCCCAGATGGGGCAAAGACAGATTTAGCGTTGCT